TGAATCAGATCATCCAGTCAACGCGGACGCTCAAGACCGAAATGAAGGCTACGGAGTCAAGCTTCAGCGCTTCAGACTCCGCAATGAAAAAGGCAAGCGAGAGAAGCAAGATTCTTTCGCGAGAAATCGAAAATCAGAAGAAACATATCGAGAATTGCCGGACTGCACTCAACGAAGCCACGCAGAAATACGGCGAAGCAGACAGCCGGACGCAGAGATGGGCACAGGCTCTGAACAACGCCACAGCAGAGCTTAACCGCATGAACTCCGAGCTTGCGAATAACAACGCCTTAACCGCATGGGGGCAGGACGTTGAAGCACTCGGTCAGCGGGTACAGAGTATCGGTTCGACAATCAGCAGTGTGGGCGATGCGATGACGAAATACGTCACCGGGCCAATCGTGGCGGGTGGCGCGGCATCCGTTAAGCTCGCGACCAGCTTCGAGGATTCGCTCGCAAAGGTCTCCACGATTGCCGACGAATCCGAAGTCTCGATGGATGACATGAGCGAATCCATCAAAAATCTGAGCAATCAGACAGGCATCGGGGCGTCGGACATCGCAGAAGCTACGTATCAGGCGATTTCTGCCGGGCGGTCTACTGCTGATGCGGTCGATTTTGTCGCACAGTCTTCGAAGCTTGCGGCAGGTGGGTTTACTGACGTAACAACGTCAGTTGATACGCTTACAACGATTTTGAATGCTTACGGATTGAGTGCGGAAGAGACACAGAGCATATCTGACAAGCTGATTACCACACAGAATAAAGGCAAAACTACTGTAAATCAGTTAGGTCAGTCTCTCGGTTCTGTTATACCGACCGCGGCGGCGTTCGGCGTGTCGCTCGACCAGGTACTTGCTTCCTACGTCTCCATGACAAAATCTGGCATTTCGACCGCAGAGGCTACCACATACCTTAATGGAATGCTCAATCAGCTCGGCAAATCCGGAACGGACGCGAGCGACATCCTGAAGGAGAAGACGGGCAAGTCCTTCCATCAGCTCATGGACGAGGGAACATCTCTGGCAGATATCCTCAAAATCGTTGTAGATGCGGCAGACGAGAGCGGTCTGGAACTCGCGGACATGTTCGGAAACGTCCGAGCCGGTAAAGCGGCGATGAACTTAGCTAAAGACGGGTCAGCTGAATTCAACGCCGCACTTGTGGCACTTGGAGAGTCTGCAGGGGCGACTGATACGGCCTTTAATAAGGTCACGAACACGACCAGCAGGAAGTTCACACGGGCTCTTAACCGCGTCAAGAACAGCGGTATCGAAGCAGGTCAGGCAATCTTAACGGAATTTGCTCCGCACATCGAGAAGGCATTGAATACAGTGACGAAGGCCACAACAGCATTCAGCAAGCTGTCGTCCGAAGAAAAGCGGAACATTGTCAAGTGGGCGGCAGTTGCGGCGGCTATCGGGCCGGTCACGAAGATAATCGGAACGACGGTAACGGCAGTCGGAAAGCTTACGAGTGGGATTGGTACGGCAGCGCAGGTACTCGGAATGTTCGCGGCAAATGCCGGAACGTCGGGGAGCGCACTCGGAACACTCGGCGCGGCTCTCGGAACATCTATGGGGCTTGCTGCGCTCGCCCTCGGTCCGCTCGTTGCTCTGTCTGCGGCTTTTATTGCCGCTAGGAAGGACATGGGCGGCCTGACTGAAGAACAGTCCGCGTTTGCATCAAAATGCTCTGAAATGGCATCCAAGGCGGCAGAGGTCAAGGGCGCTGTTGATGGTCTGTCTACGACCATAACCGCGAACGGCAACGCGGCAACGGCATCCGGCGCAGACCTGGCCTACTGGAAAGACGAACTTGCGAAGTGCTACGACGAGAGCGGGAATCTCAAGTCCGGTATGGAGTCGGTCGCTGAGTATGCTTTAGGCAGACTCAATGAAGCGATGGGAACTGATTACAGCACGGAGTTCATTGCGAACGCTGAGAGTTCCACAGAGGCTCTGAAGGGAATTGAAACAGAGATTGATAACTGCATCGCCAAATTACAGCAGCAGGCGATTGAATCCGCTTTTCAGTCCGATTATGCGGAAGCCCTGAAGAATTCCGCGGACGCATCCAAGACAGCGACGGAAGCGGAAACAACATACACGCAGGCAGTCGAGAACCAGAAGAAGGCGCAGGCAGAACTCAACGCGGCGCTCACTGCTTCTGATGCTACCACGCAGGCCGGTGTTAAGCGCCAGACAGAGGCAAAGGCCGCTTATGAATCCGCTTGCAAGTCCGTCAAAGAATCTGCAAAAGCCTACAAGGACAGCGCAGAAGCATCCGCAGAGGCATCCTCTCAGGTATCCGGCCTGAAAGGTGCTATGGAGCAGATGGCGAAAGCGAAGACCTCCGAAGAAATCGACGCGGCGGCGAAAGCATATGCGAACGTCGGCACGAAGGCGGAGGAGGCCGGGAAGAAGGCCGCAGACAGCGCACAGACGATCGTGGACACGAACACGAAAGCACTTGACGGTCTGGCTGAGCAGTCGAAGAAAGCGGTGGAAGGATCTGCACAGGCTTATACGGAGGCCGGCAAACAGGCAGGTACGTCGTATCAGTCCGGATACAATAACACGATGGCCGACTGGCATGCGAGCGCTCCGGCTCCGGAAATTGACCAGAATGCGGCATCTGTCGAGGCTCTGGAGACGCGGAACACGATGCAGGGCGTTCTCGGTGTGGCCATGCAGGGAGCGATTGATAAGGTAAACGGCGGAGACAATGCGGCTCGCATTGCATGGACCGGAATGCAGAACGAGACCAAAAAGAATCAGCAGGGCAATATCAACGTTGTCAACGGTGGTAACTCTGCGGCGCAGGTGGCATGGGCGAATATGAACGGCATCACGACAAAAGCCATGCAGGGCGCCATCTCCGGTGTCAACGGAGCGACATCCGCGGCGTCGTCCGCAAGGTCAGAGATGCAGGGGTATTTGAACGCCAATCCGCTTTCGGTTGTGTGCAACGTCGTGCAAAACGTCGCGAGGGTCGTAACGGAGACTGTGCAGACCATCACAGGGCATGCGGAAGGCGGCTTTACGAACAAGGAGCAGCTCTCCTGGTTGTCTGAAGGCAACAAGCCCGAGGTCGTCATTCCGCTGTCTGTTGAGAACAGACGGCGAGCACTCGACCTGTATCGGCGAACCGGCGCAATTCTTGGCGCTGAGAGTCCGGTATATATGCCGGCTCCATCGTCGGGCATGTCATCGGAGGATATGTACAACGCGATTAAGAGCGGGGCATCTGACGCAACTACAAAGATATATCTCAACAACAGAGAGATTACACGAGCATTTAAGGATATGGGGGTAGCTTTCGGATGATAAACGTGATTTACGAATCCTCTGCGGGTCGGCGTTACAATCTGAAAGCTGACCCGATAAAGATAAAGAGCGCGAATTTCCACAACTACGCATGGACGCGTGAAGTCGTTTCCATGCGGTACGGCGAGCGGGTGCAGCGCTTTTCCAAAGATGCGCAGGAATATGAAACAACGCTGTATCTGCGAGGAAACCAGACGCAGGTGAAGAAGACGCTTTACGACCTGCACAACGACTTTGAATCGGACATCATAAGCCAGACTCCGGGCAAGCTCTGGTGGCATAACTCGTACATCCCGTGCTATGTCGTGGCATCATCTACGTATCCTCACGAAAATGATGTATGGACGTGCAACGAGGTGACGATCTATTGCCCATCCCCGTTCTGGATTGAGGAACGCAATTTCTCATTCTATCCGGTCGAAGAACAGACAAGCTATCCGTATCTGGATTTTAATGTCGATTTCCCGTTCGATTTCTCGTACAAACCGCGCGCGGTCCTTCCGATTGAGACCGGACACTATGCACCGTCATCTTTCCGCATGGTCATACACGGGCCGTGCGTCAATCCGTCGGTCAATATCGGCGGGAACATCTACAACGTCAATGTCTCGGTCCCGGCGGGCGGCTATCTGGTCATTGACAGCAGACAGGACGCTCCGCTCGGGTGGCAGGTATATCTGCGGAATGCGTCCGGGCAAGCATCAAATGTCTTTGATGATCGAAATCCGAATTACCAGATTCTGGAAAGAATTCCCGGCGGGACGGTCGATTTGACATATCCGAGGACATACGGAATCGACCTGACGCTGTACCTTGAAAGGAGCGAGCCGTCATGGATGAATTGAATCTGATTATGATCTCGACGACCATGCATGAGTATGCGGCTATCACGCCTATCAGCTTCGAGTGCGAGGTCGGAACCGGCGACGCTTCGAACGACTTCGAACTGCGAGGATATGATGTTTTTACAGGCGGCGTGTACATTCCGGGAACGGAGTACGGCGGACTGATCGAGAAGACAGAGGACACGACAGGAGAGGATATACACGTATACAAAGGATGGACGTGGCGCGGGATCCTGACGCAGGCGGTCGTCTCTCCTCCATCCGGAGCGGACTATTACACGGCATCCGGCGACCTGCACGAAATCATATCGGGTCTCGTGTCGACCAGATTCAGCGGACTTTTTACGGTTCCCGCTACGCTTACGGGAGTGACCGCAAATTTCCAGGCGGATAGATTTTGCACTGTACACGAAGCGCTGACCGACCTCTGCGAGGAAAACGGATACAAGCTCGTGATTGAAGCGTATAAAGCCGATGCAGTCAAGGTCGAGCTGAGAGCAGATCCGGTCGCAACGGTGGCGGGAACGTACAACGAGGACAATCGGCTGAGCCTGACCTTTACGGATGACAGCATGGGCATCAACCATCTCATCTGTATGGGCAAGGGCGATTTGAGGGACAGGCAGCGAGTCGACCTTTATGTTGACCAAAACGGCAATATCGGCACCACGAAGTATTATACAGGTCTATCGGAACGCGAGCAGTATTTCGATTACCCTAACGCGGAGAGTATTGCAGAGCTGACGAAGCAGGGCAAGAAACGGCTCAAGGAAGTCATGCGCAAGAAGACACTCCAGATAAACCGGATACAGGATGTTGAAATGGATATAGGCGATATCGTGACCGGCAAGCATACAGTGAGCGGTACGACAGTATCTGCTCCAATCGACCGCAAGAGCTTTACGTACTCAGGCGGTACGATGCGCTTAGAATACCATGTCAAAGAGGAGGCATAAATGCGAATAGTAACTGGATACAGAGGAGAGCCGCACATCGTCTCCGATGACTTGCAGGCTTTCAATAAGGGCACGGTCGGCGACGTTATCCTGCCGATCGGCGATTGCTTACACGGCCATATGGAGACGGCAACCATCCTCCGGATTGATAATGGCGCCGCCATCATGGGCGGCGTTGAGTTTCGGGTGGAGTATGGCACGCATGACGATGTAGCGATTGATAACGGCGCCCAGGGCATGAACCGGATCGATCTTGTCTGTGCGCGGTATCAGAAGGACGGCAGTACGGGCGTTGAGTCCATGTCGTGGGCGGTCGTCAAGGGTACACCGTCGAGCGGTACACCGTCGGCGCCGTCTTATACGACAGGCGACATTATCGAGGGCGCGGCAGATGTCTATTTTCCGATGTACAAGGTCAAGTTGACGGGCCTGGCGGCAGAAGTCGAGGAGCTGTGCGGTGTATTGACGACTGCGGCAGATAATCAGGAAACGATCGCGAGCCTTCCACGAGCGCTGATTAAAAGCTCTGTTGTCGTAACCGGTACGGCATCGGATGATATCACGTTGTGGACGGTGCCAGCAGGATACGATACGACTAAGATAGTCGTGACCGTAACAAACACGGACTACGCGACGAACAAAGCTCTGCCGATTGCGACATATATCGACGGAAGCCGGAAGATCCACGCAAAAATGAACGTCAGCCGCGTAATAGGATATTGCCGCGTCAGCTTCGTGGTTTGGTACTGGGGGGAGTAAGATATGAGCGTTTTGATTTTAACCGTCGACGAGGTCATGCGGACGCTCACCAACGACGGGCAGTACCCTTTTGTGGTCAACGACAAGACCGTCGATATCGTCCGCTTTGCGATGAATACCGGCTTTACGGATATCGCGCTTGATGAGCATTCCGCCCTCCGCGTCATGTACCAAAGGCCCGGAGAGACAGAAGTCCGTGCGCAGACACTGACGTATCACGATACGGACGGCCTCCGCAATTTTTACGACTGGCAGTTGCTGTCTGCTGACCTCGCAGAAAAGGGTACGCTCACTGTCGCACTCTGCATCCTGCGAGTGGCAGACGGGGACGTCGAGGAGTGGCACACGACACCGTATCAGATACGAGTGCTCGATACCATCCATACCGACGACAGCGACGAGGGAGACGAGAGTATCACGCCGACGGTTGCTCAGAGGGTGGCGGTCCTTGAGTCGATAACGCACGGCCTTGTCGGCGGCGCTCCGATTGTCGTCGGAAGTGTGTCCGAGATGGACGATACGGACAGGATTTATGTTCTCACTACGGATGGCAAGTGGTATTGGTATGACGGTACTGCATGGGTTGAAGGCGGTACGTATGGTGCTGCTGTTACGGATACTACGCTTTCTGTCGCAGGAGCTCCGGCTGATGCTAAAAAGGTGGGTGATATTTTAGAAGCGGTTAAGTTTGCTTTACTTGACTGCTTTATGAATGTTGCTTGGATAAACGATGACGGTCAAAGTTACTACGATGCTTTGGAGGCCGCGTTTGATAATGAATCTCACACGTTGTTGAGCATCACGGCTATTTTTACGCAAGGATCTAACATCATATACGATACCGATACTTTAGATTCTTTAAAAGAATACCTTATAGTTACTGCAAATTACGATGACAGCAGTTCTAAAGCTATTACTGGTTATATTCTTAGCGGAACTTTAACGATCGGCACTAGCACAATTACGGTTTCTTACGGAGGAAAGACTACAACTTTTAATGTGGTCGTATCGGGAAAGTCTGTGGTGTATAAATTATCAGACGAAACATTGAGCCCACTAGTAAAAGGGACAATGACAACAGTCGATAATCGTCCATGCATCCTTCAGGAGGGCGCAGGGCAAGTTATAAATGTGTTGACTGGGGATGTTCCGTTTTTGATAAAAGAAACAGTATCATCAACTGCGACTGAATCAATTTATTATCCAATACCGATTCCGTCTTATGCGACACGAGTAACCGTTTCTGTCTTGCCGAATACGTTACAAATTAACGCAAATATCAGGAAGTATGAAAACGGAGCATTTACGATCATAGTGACTGGCGATAAAACAGCTTCGGTTCAATACGATTTTAGTGCCTCTGAAAATCTGTACGTTGTAGGAAGGGTTCAGAATGATGTTGATGCGTCTAGTGTTACGGACGTAATAATCGAATGTGAATAAGGGGGCTAGAATTATGGCAATTTATGATATTTATGGAAACGAAATTGCAAGCGGAAATCAAAACCCCATAGCCTATGTAGCTGTATCCGATATCAAATCCGATTATCCACTATATAATGACGATCAGATTTTAGATGAGGCTATAACAAGAGCAACCGAACTCGGGGGTACTACTAAGATAATCTGGGACGGAAGCGATATACATTTTGACGGGGTTACAGCTCATACCTGTAAAGGCTTCGGCGGAATTGATTTCAACGGTTCTAAGATTTATATGCCGAATTATGATCGAGGTGTGATTATACAAGTAGAACCAGAAAACACATCCGATATTACAATATCCTCAGATCTCATTCTGAAAGACAGAACGACTAGCCCGCAGTTAAAAGGTAAAGTTTTCACGATGAATAACGGAGGAAAAACCGTTGGAAACGCCGGAATGTGCTTAGGGACTAGAATGAGGACTCCTGTAAACCCAGATGACGTTGTGTATTGGAGCCCAACGATCATCACTGATCCTGATGGCAACTATAAAACTGGCGAGCTGTATTTGGTTCCAAGTGCCGGACAGGTTGAATGTTACAATGTACATGAGATTCCACCAATTACATTTGAAATATGCAATGCCACAATTGTTTCTTATAGTGGCACCGTGATGTCTAACTTCGTATTGTGCACGAGAAGCAATACCTGCATTCATGGGTTCAGGCTTGAGGGGACTAGCGGAATAACTGCATATAGGGACGGAATCTTCTTTTGCAATAGATGTTGTAATATTGAGATTTATGACATCTGCGGGATAAGTCCGGTTCAGAAAGATTTGTCATCTGGCTACTCTTTGTATTTTCGTTCTGTCAGTGCATCGCATATCCATGATCTGTTTGTTGGGGATTCAACACGCTGGGGAGTTATAGGATGTCATTTCATAATTGACTGTGTATTTGAACGGTGCAATTTAAACAGGTGGGACTGCCATTTTGCACAAACAGGATTCAATGTGATTCGGGAATGTGTGTTAGGATGGCTGGTGTATCCTGTAGGCTGCGGAATATTCACTGTCGAAAACTGTATTATATCAAATGGTTATGAGACTGGTGAAGGTTTGATCGCTCTAAGACATGATACTCCGGGAGTGTTTGATGGTGAAATTATCGTCAAAAATTGCATATTTTACATGGGCGATCTTTCTACAACAGACAAAAGAGTATGGGGAGATGGGTGCTTGAAAGAAAAACCGAGCAACAGCGTTCTCGTTGATGCGCCTCTTGCAAAAAGAGTGATGGATAATTGTGTGATTATTGGCGATTATACCACTTTATTCAGCACTGGCACCGAATATGCTGATGATAAGCCATTGTTCGCTGATTTGGATATCAAGATTAAGAACATGGATATAAATGCTTCTGAGGCGGCAATCTATGCTCCGTCCGATCTCACCATCGATAAAGTTGCGATTTATGGTTGCTCTATAACCGGCGCAGGAATGACATTGAAGAATGTGAGAGGCGATTTGACTGTGACTGATAGTCACGTTAATTCCATCGCAACAAATTCCGATATTCCAAATCTTGTAGCTGTTGGTAATGTGTTTTCTGGAACACAGGCAGTCACCAGATTTAATAAATATTCGCTTAGTGGGAATATAGCATCTGACATGAATTCTGTTAATCGGCATTCTTAAGGAGGGCATGATATGACGATCATAAATACAAGCCCTGACCGCATCATCCAGATAGGATATGAGGGCGAGGACAGAGTAACGGTCTTGCGATTCCGGTACGGTGCTGACTGGCTAGAAAACGGCGAGGGAATTTTCCGTATCCGGGTGCGTCGGCACGGAGAGACGCAGGCATACAATGCACAGCTAGTCGCGGACGATGCAGAAAATCTCTGCCTGCTCATGACGGTCACGAACGTGGAACTGTCCGTAAAGGGTTCCGGTGAGATGCAGGTAGTGTACAGCGGTGAGGATTTTGTCAAGAAATCTCCGATATACAGCTACAACGTCTCCAGAGCAGTAGACGAGGCAGTAGACCCGCCCGCACAGGATGTCTATACGCAGATAATCGAGAGCCTGTCTGACTTACAGACGGATGTGCAGGGGCTTGCTGATACGGTAGACGGTATCGGCAATTTGGCAGAGCTGACCACGGAGACGAAAACCGACCTTGTATCAGCTATCAACGAGGTCAACGCAAAGGGCGGGTCATCTGTGACGGTGGATTCAGAACTTTCCGCAACGTCCACAAATCCCGTGCAAAATAAGGTCGTTACAAGCGCCATACAGAGCAAGGCAGATACGGCAACGGTCTCCGCTTTAGCTGATGCTGTACAGGACTTAGACGGGGACGTGCAGGGCTTGCAGACTACTGTGCAGGCTAAAGCTGACACAGCAACGGTCACTGCGCTGTCGGGGACGGTAAGCAATCTGTCGGATTCCGCACAACAGTACATGGAGTACACGAGTGCATCCATAGCTAACTTGCGGGAAAATAAAGCGAACAAGTCCTATGTAGACAGCGAACTTGCGACAAAAGCAAATACGCAGACGGTGACAGCCTTGTCTGGCACGGTAAGTGGCTTGCAGACAAGCAAAGCAGACAAGTCCTATGTGGACACTCAGCTTGCTACAAAGGCATCCACGGCAACGGCTACGACTTCTGCTGCCGGGCTTATGTCTGCACAGGATAAGTCAAAGCTTGATGCGGTCTATGCTGACTATACGGCGGCACTTGCAGCGATTGGAGGTGGGTCATGAGTACACCATTGACAGACAGGATAACAGGACTTACAGCGCAAGCTAATGCCGTGACGGGGGCGAGTGATACCACGCTGACGGATGCGGTCGGGACGCTGATTGCGGGGTTCGGAGGAGTGTTTGAGCTTGTTGCGGAAGAGATTTTGACGGAAGACGTCTTGGATTATGATGCAACTCCTGCGCTATGGCTTGAGCGTTTCGGGCTTACGCAGAGCGTTGCAGATGGAAGTCGATACTTTTTCATGTTTGACAATACGGGTACAAGCGCAAATCATGTACGATATATCCTTTTTTGTCCGCCCTTATCAGGTCAGAGTAACATCCATGCTATATCTGTTCGGATGCGGTATAGCGTGACTGACGATCTTACAACGTGGTGCAATGCCAATGCAGGCTCAAAAATAAGCGTTTACAAATTCTGAGAGGAGACACACATCATGGATTTATCAACTTTTAGCTACTCACACATCTACTGGATCTTCCTTCTCCCGCTCATCGGAGCAGGCGCGGATATTGTGACCGGATGGATTCAGGCAAGCGTCAACAATAACTGGAAGAGCGTAATCATGCGCAAAGGCTTATACCGCAAATCCGGCGAACTGCTCATAGTCGTGCTTGGATTCGTGGCAGAGCAAGCGGTGCCCGTGATTGGACAGTATAAGCTTGCTACGTGGATTTCTCTCTATATCTGCATCATGGAATCCATAAGCGTGCTCGAAAATCTCGACAAGGCAGGCGTGGGTTTCCCGAAGTCAATTCTGCGGAAGCTGGGGAAAGTCAAAGAAGAATTGGATGGAGACGAAGATGACAAGACAGGAACTTGAGCAAATCGCTCGGCTCTGCGTTCAGGAGCAGGGCGGGAGTGAGGCCGGGGTTAAGGGCGAGGCATCTCTTATGATGAATCTCGCCCGGAAACACGGCAGAGAAGTTTACGAGTATGTGCGTAATTCGGGATGGTTTTCTCGTGCTCAGTACTGGATGGACAACGGCAACGCTACCAGTCAACAGGTCGATTGGGTGGCTGATATACTTATCAACGGCAACGCCACGCTTCCGTCCTACGTGGATGAGCATGACTGCTTTAGTGATATTGCATGGATAAGCACAGGAGCAGTTCGGGACAGGTCGGCATACATCAAGGATGTTACGGTGATTCGCAATCGGTACGGCTCCACGTACACATTCTGGGGTTTCCTGCATGAGCACAGCGATCCGTTCGGCTACACGTCGAAACCTTCTGATACAGACGGGATATTCTTGGAGGTGGGCACATGATTAGTCAGGAATGGCTCGACGCAGCGGTCGAAGAAGCTTACAAGTACGCACACGATCACTGTCACTACGCTCCAACAGATAACAGCTTTCCAGTCGGAGAAGATGGTCAGATGGACTGCACCGGCCTTATGCTTCGTGCGCTGTATCTGCTTGGACTTGTGGACTATCCGCTGAACTGTGACCAGATAGATATGATGATGGGGCGGCTCGGATTTGTGCAGAGTACGGACATCGAAGACGTTTACCGCTATCATGGATTCGTGCAGTGGTGCTATCCGCAGTGGGTAGGCAGTGAGCATGTGCATCATACATACTATTCTCTGGGCGGAGACGGTCGGACGATTTCCAAGTATGACACCGGCTCGGAGACAAGACTGCGGTCTGCACAGCCTTTTGTTGGTGTTCCAGTCGACGAGTGGGGCGGGCGGTACGTGTTTAAGCATATGTGGATTTTACCGGACGCGCCGGGCGATAACGGAATCTATTTGAAAGTGGGTGATTAGATGGGCGTATCAGCAAAAGAATTTGTCGAAAAGGCTCTCAGTTTTGAGGGCTACCGGGAAAAGAATCACGCGAGCGCCGACCTGGAAGACTTCCAAGCTGACGCAGGGGACGGGAACCACACGATCTTTCAGCAGATAAGCGTCGGATGGACTGGTGACCAGTGGTGCCAGTATTTTGTCGACGGTATAGCCGTGCTGCTGACCGGCAGCAGGGACGCGGCGAAACGTCTGCTCTGTCAGGATGGACTTGCTCGGATGACCGGCTATACTCCGGACGGGTCGACATGCTTCAAAAATGCAGGCAGGTGGTATCAGGTTCCTGAAGTCGGGGACGTAGTTTATTTTTACGGCAACGTATCCTCGGAAGGGCGCAAACGAATCTGCCACACCGGGATTGTCGCATGGGTCGACAGAGGCAGTCAGACATTCGGAACGGTCGAAGGGAACAGCAACAGCAACGGATTCACCACAAACGGTGGATGCGTCGCACAGCATGAATATTCGTTCGCTTCCGTGGGCGGTGACAGCCGGGTGAACGGATTCGGCAGACCCCGATTCAATGAAGATACGGATTCCGTATATATCCAGATAGGAGGGTGACAGATGGCAACGACTTATAAACTTGAGACTGTGGAGCGCGGGGATAAGGGCAACAGCGTCCTGCTCTTGCAGGAAATCTTGAAAGCCCGTAAACAGTACGACGGCGAACTTGACAAGGAATTCGGGCCGCAGACAGAGAAGGCCGTGATTGCCTACCAGAAGGCGAGAATCCGCATGGGCGCAGACCTCGGAGAGGCGGACGGCATTGTCGGGCCGAAAACGTGGGCGGATTTGCTTGCGCTGGCGAAGGCGTAAGGTATGGCAATAGGCGAAACATACGAGGAATTTGTCGAGAAGTTCAAGCCAAAAAAGACCACGGATGATTGCTATACACCGCAGGAAGTGTATGACTGCGTGGCAGACTGGGTGGCGGAGAAATACGGTTTCGACCGTTCGACGTTCGTGCGTCCGTTCTGGCCGGGCGGAGATTACGAGATGTTCGACTATCCGGACGGGTGCGTTGTCGTCGATAATCCGCCCTTCTCCATCCTGTCGCGCATTGTCGCGCACTATGCGTGGAAGAAAATCAAATTCTTCCTCTTCGGACCGTCGCTCACCTTGCTTGCTTCGAAAACAACCGCAAAGCACGCCTGCGGTATCATCGCCGATGCAGATATAACTTTCGAGAACGGCGCTATTGTTCGGTGCGGATTCCTGACGAACCTTGAACCGGATTATGCGCTCAAGGTCGAACCGGAGCTCGCCCGGCGGCTGAAAGAGGTCTGCACAAAGCTCGCAAAAGAAGGGAAGCGGGAGATTCCGAAGTACGAATATCCCGACTACGTGCAGACTGCGGCGCTTGCCATGAAATACGCAAAATACGGCATTGATTACGCAGTACGGCGAGAGGACGCGATTTTTATCGGCGCCCTCGATGCGCAGAGAGATGTCGGCAAGGAGATTTTCGGGAAGGGTCTGCTCCTGTCTGAGCGTGCGGCGGCTGAGCGTGCGGCGGTTCATGTGTGGGAGCTTTCCGAAAGAGAGCAGAGACTGGTCGAGATGCTGAGCAAGCACGCAACTTGATAGACATGGAAACGGGGAGGGCTTTCGCTCTCCCCTTCTTTTTTATTCTAAGCCTTTTGTTGTTCAGCGGTGGCGTTGCCACCCATTTGCCACCCGTCTATGTATATATCAAATACGTCATATAAGGATTGAACCGTTGAACAGGTTAGCATTTACCTGTAAAATTAGGACGTATAAGGATAGCTGAGGACATAAAATTCAACCATTTCCATAAACCATGCATGTCGAGACTATCACCCTCTTAACCCGCATAAAATAAGGCTTTTCGGTGTCAATCCCCTTGTTTTGCCATCGATTTGCCACCATTTTGCCACCCTCGGGAGTAAAAACGCTCAGAAACTGCCGAATTCGCGTTGAATTTGTTCAATCAGCGGTATTTTTCATGCATTCCGTACCGCTATCTGTTCAAAGAGTTCAACGGTGCGTTTCTGCATCTCGTCGGTGTTATGCACGTACCGGTTCATGGTGGTCTGGATATTGGAGTG